TCATCGAAAAGATTGTCTCGTGATAGGTCGATGTCAACTTTATATTTCATTCTATATTGCCTTGGTTTAGTGGAAAAGAAAGGAGCCGAAGCTCCTTGGTGTGGGAAGGGATGGAGTTATATCACTCAGCGAAGGTCGCCGCTGCCTTGAATGGCATTGCGATTTGCCCTTGATGACAGCTTCTCCAGATTGTGTTGACAGATGTCAGACATTGTTAGACCGTGATCTTTGGCAACAGCAGCGACCTGCCACATTACATCACCGAGTTCTTTCTTGATGGCGTTGTTGTATTCTTCAACATCGCCCCCATCTCGGCGCAGCTTAGCAGCCTTCCCCGCCACCTCACCAGCTTCAGCAGCTAGGTTGAGTAGGGCATAAAGGCGATCTGCTGTAGGCAGTCGAAACTCCATTGCCAATTCTTGATAGGTATCTACATCTATTACGTACATTGCTGTTCCTCTGGTGTTGGTGTAGCTGCTTTACCAGCTTCGATGGCATCTGTGAGACAGGCAACGATGGCATATCGCATCAGAAACTCTTTAGCTTCTTCGTCCATGCTGACATTGAAGTCGGCAGAACCGTCTTCGTTTTCTCTGTAGTTTTCAAGTTCAATTTTCATTTCTTCCTCGCTGTATAAATAACAAAGCCAATGATTGTGCTAAGCATTACGCTCACATGAACCAGTGTTGGTGCCAGTACAAGCCACCAAGACCAGTCGATGAAGTCTGTCAGCTTCAATACAATGAAGATGAGGGTTAGTACACTTAAGAAGCTCATTAGAACAATTCCTTCGGTTAGGTTAAGGGAAATTAAGTTTACCACATGTCAGGCCACCATCGGTCCAACCAGCAGCTCGAAACTCCATCAGCGCATGTTTATAAATATTGCTCATTTCGACATCTCCTCTAGTGCTTCTTGCACAGCACACGCTGCAATCCACGCCATGTTCCACGCTGTTGTGTCCCAGTATTCCTGACGACACGGATCAGCTTTTGGATGGATGAAAAGTTCTTGGTCGTGAATAGATGCAGCATACACATTGTTGAACGTAAGTTGTTGTACCGTTGTCCATTTGTTCCAAGCTTTCTTGGGAACTTTGTAGATGTTCATGGTTTCCTTTTCCTTTCTGCTTTCTCTTGATCAGTTTTGATTTTGTGGCAAGGCTTACATAGCACCTGAAGATTCTTTATCTCACAGAACATACGTTCAATGAAGTTGTCCCATGTAGTGAAGCCCTTCTTAGGGTCTACAACAGGATGGATGTGATCAACTTGAACGTCTGTGGCTACGAAATGTTCAGAGCATTCAGCGCACTGGTAATGCATTGCCAGCTTACCCGTCTTAGCATTCACCTTCCTACCCACGAAAGCTTCCTTCAAAGCCTTGTACTTAGGAGGCCAACGCCTTGACGCAGCACGTAAGGCAGAGGTCACGAAACTTCTGAATCGTGCCTCTGTCCATTCACCACCATTGCGTTCTTTAACGGTCACTAGGTACTGCCTCAAACGCTATGTTGGTCATGTCGAGTTGGTCATTGGTGTCAACCAAGATGTTCTCGATGATGCCACATACATCAGCAACGTCAAGAGCAACGAAGTAGTAATGACTGTCTTCGTGTTCTTCAACGTCAACAACAAACCCGTTCTCTGCTGGTGTAATTGTTAGCTTCATGTCAGTCCTTCTACGTCTACGTTCCTGAAACAAACGTCTTCGATGTTCAGTCGAGACAATGCATACGTTACATGTTCTTTCAAGTCTTCAACAAGCAAGTCTTCATGTGTGTAGATACTGTCAAGTTCTGAGTTGTCTACCTCGGCAACAAAGGTTAGTGTAATCTTAGCCACGGTCTTCTCCTATTTCAAAGGCCAGCAAGTATAGCAGGCAACAGATAGCGTGAGCGAGATGGCTCTTACCTGTTTCAGGGTCTAGCTTTTCACCAGCAGCATAGGCAGTGAAGTGACGAAAGCCTGCATCGATGTAACGCTGCTTAGCATTTGGCACCTTCTTCCAATTGTCTGGTGCATACTTCTTCGCGCCATAGGTCAACACATCAACAACTTCTTTCAAAGCTTTGAAGGGCAGCAAAGACCATTGAGGTTTGTCGTTGTCAAACTTGACACCTGTAGCAGACTGAACACCAATACCTCTTGGAAAGGCTACATCCTTCGGGTCATACTGAATGACTCGCTTCGCCATAGCTTCACCGTGATTGTCTATGTTCTTGAACACATCAACGGCTACCCACTTAGAGTACATGTCTTTACCATTCATTGAGTCTGCACAGCAACTATTGCAAGGATCATCATCAGCAGAATAGTCCCCGTAAAAACAATTCTCACAGTTATTATCAGTCACTGCACACCCCCAATCGTCTTCGTGTACTTAGACAACACAAACTCTGCGTCTTTAACATCATCAAGTTCATCAAGTGCTGACTGGTTGTAGATGGCCTTCACCTTCTCAAGAAAGCGATCAGCCAGTGCAGGGTCTTCATCAATGAGTTGAACAGTGGTGGCAATGATCATACCGATATGAACAAGACTAGCGAAGTCTTCTTCGTCCATAGTGACAGGACCAACACCACTAATCATCACTTGGAAATTACCTTCCCACTTCTCACCTGCTTTGTAGTGAGGACGCAGCACGACAGCTACATCATTCGGTTTCAATTTGTTTGCGTTGGTGGCTTCCATATTTGACCTTCATGTCTGCGTAGAAAAAGAAGATGTGCATTCTCTATGACACGTTCTTCAACACCGTCATAGGCTTCAACACATCGTTGATACATTTCACATTCATCAACAGCACCTTCCAATATCTTCTCAGCTTTCACTGGTCCAATACCTTTCAAGCCAATGATGTTGTCTGCATTATCTCCTGTCAAGATTTGCATGTACAGTTTGTGTACAGCTTCTTCAGGTGTGATGTAGTAGGCAATCTTCTTGATGAAGTTGTAATGCCATCCCGTCACCTGATCTAAGTCTTTGTCCAAGGAAACAATGACACCCTCGTCACCAAGGGTTGTAGCATCTGTAGCAATGGCATCGTCTGCTTCAATACCATCATAGACAACAGCGCCCCAATGGTCAACCAAGTGTTGTCTCACCGCTGCTAAATGCTTAGGCTTAACCTTGTCCACTCTGTTGCCTTTGTAAGGCGCTGTCACGGCTATGTTGTATCTGAAGTTGTTCTTACCTGTGAGGTAGAGTTGCCACCGATCTACATAACCACATTTGTCTACACCGCACATGAGGGTGTTGATGATGAGGCTGTCAACGGATCGACAAGCTTGTTCAACATCTTCATCCTCACATGCTGCTGATGCCCTGTAAGCGAATATATCGCTATCGAGCAATGCCTTCATCAGTCACTCAGACCAGCAGGCTCTTGTGCTTCAGCATTGGCAGCAGCCTGTGCCGCTTCAAACTGAGGACCAGCTTGTTGCTGAATGACATTGATGTGCTGTGCAGCAAACTCGTAAGGCAGTTTACCCAATGCCGTGAGGCAAGCATTGACAGTTTCGAGGTGGAGGTCTAGTTTGATTTGCATTACAGTACATCCTCATCGTCAGCGGATACGTTACCACCACTTGCATATTCAACCAAGTCGGTGATGACCAGCTTAGCCAATGAAGGGCTGACCCCTTTTTTGTTTTTGTAGGACCAGTTGTAAGCGCTGATCAAACAGATGGCTTTACTACCGTTGCCAATGTCCTCGATGATTTCAACACCGTCAGAATCGAAAGCCTTGATAGGCCGCTGACTCTTGCAACTGATGTACTTGCCCTGCTCTGGTTTGTTCTCGTTAGACAACACAGAGATACCCATGTCCTCCAACGCAGCGACAGCTTTGTCAGAAAGATTGCACAGATTTACCTGATATGCATCAGACATTTCGTTCTTACGAGTAAGTTGTGCCCAATAGATGTCGCACTTCAGTTTCAATTTATCACTCATTTGAGTTTCCTTTGGTTTGTTGCTGACCAATTTAACAGGGGTCAGCTTCCTGCATCTTGTCATTGTATCACCAGCTTTTCTTAGTGACAATCTTTCCAGTTGTCTCCAACCTTACCTTCAGCATCAACAGGACAGCGGAAGCTTAAAGCCTCTCCAGCTTTCTTAGCAGCTTGTTCAATAAACCTAGCCGCCTGCTCAGCTTGGTGCTCAGCTACTTCCCATTGTGTCTCATCATGGACAAAAGCCAATAGCTTTGCATCGATGTTGTTTTCTTGCAACAGTTGTGTAGCTTCCACCAACCACTGCTTAGCAATGATGGCTCCAGCACTTTGTAGCAAGGTGTTCAACGCAGCATGCTCACTACGTACCCATACTCTACGTCCGTCTAGCCCCGGTAGGTGTCCCTTACCAGCGAACTTCGCAATCTTCTTCTTCAGTGTAGCAAGACCGGGCGTGTTATTGATAAAGCTATCAATCAACTTCTTACCTTTGCTGCTATTGCCACCAACAATTGAACCCGCCTTAGCCGCGCCCGCTCCGTACAACACACCATAGGTTAGTGTCTTTGTTGTGTTACGGGCTTTCTTATGTTCAGGATTGTGGTCGTCCTTGACTGTACCTTTCTCAACCAGTCCAAACGACTGAGCATTGAACCAGTGGATGTCGCCCTTTAACAACTCATCAATCCAGCCTTGGTCATTGAGGTAGTGACCGAGACAGCGAAGCTCAATACCTGATAAGTCTACACCTACCTGCTTCTTCCCTGCTGGAACGCGCCACATCTCACGGCACTCAGCGCCAAAGGGACTACCTACTGCTGGAACCTGTGCCATGTTAGGACTGCTGTGGGTACAGCGGCCTGTCACAGCGCCATTGGTAGTGACCCTGCCATGTACCCTACCATCGTCTTTCACAATCTCAAGCCAGCTCCCTATCTGTGCGACACGTTTCTGAATCATCAGATACTCAGACACCAACTTCGCTTCTGGTAAGTCAATACCTTCCAGCACAGACTCGTCCACAATCACAGCGCCTTTGTCGGTGTGTTTAGTAAACTTGATACCAAGACCCATCAAGCGTTCAGCAATTTGTTGACGGCTACCGGGATTGAATGGATGCTCACGAATCTTCATAGGACCAGCAACAGCCTCATCAGCAAGTGATGCTTTCTTTCCTACTTGTCTAAGCTTTTCTTTTAGTGCTGCTTTAGTCTCTGCTCTATACTCATTCCACTGATCGTCCACTACTTCCCACCACTGTGGTGTCTTGAGTGTTTCTATAGTGGGAGGGAACACCTTTTGCATATCTGCTTCGATGTCTGCCATGCGTCCACTCAACTGCGCTTGAAGTGTCATAGCCTTTGGCATGTCCAGCATAAAGCCATTGTCTTCCATACCTTTACAGATGATGGCTACCTTATGCTCCAACGTAATAGAAGGTTCTTTAAACCCTTCCTTTGTCATCTCTTGTTGCAGATGTTGGTGAAGCTGCTCTAACAGCACAACGTCTTGCTCACAATAGGTAGCCATCTCGTCAGTATAGCCACCATCGAAATCTGTGAAGCCTATCTTGTGGCTACCTAAGCGAATACCCCAAGCTTCAAGACTGTGAGGTGTAGGTATCTTCTGTCCTTCAATGAAAGCGATGTCAATGTCGGGACGATACAAGCGTGATAGCACCAACGTGTCTACCAGATTCTTGTCAGCTATGACAATCCCCCACACTTTACGTAGTACAGGTGCGTCAAAGCCAATGATGTTGTGGCCTACTACTTCACTGTCACTGATGTACTCTTGCAGGCCGTCACTGTTGCGCCAGTGTTTTATCTCCTGCCCCTTCTTTGTTACACACACCCATATCTTGTCGTGCTTCAGGTTTGTTTCGATGTCCAGATAGATCATCAGAGTCCTCAACTTGTTTGGTTTCACTTACCCATACAGAACCTCTGTAGGATTTCTTATGTCCGTTACAGACATTATAGATGGCTATTCTGAAGTAATCTGGATGCGCCTCAAGGATGGCAGACATAGACTCCCACACATGGAGTAGCTCACCTGTCTTCTTATCATACTCGTAGAAGCGCAAGGAAGACTTCGCCTCTGCTACTTTCTTTGCCATCCGTTGTTTCTTGTCTTCATCCTGCCACATCATAGAAGATGCTTTACTAACCTTAGCCTTCCACTCATCTCCATATACACCTGACTTATGTCTCTCTTTCGCAATGTTAGACATACTAAGTTTCATCTCTGGTGTCCATCGATTACCATAGTTAGGATTGCCTTCACCTTTATTAGCTTCCCGAAGTAGTGCCCGAGTCTCCTCATGCACCGTAGTCTTTGTAGAACTGTCCCGGCGTAGGTTGTAACCAAACTCCTTATCGCAAGCCCGGTAACAATCCATATAGAAAAGTTCTCTATCTGCTAGGTACTCCTCATCTAAACTTTCATGTACTTCCAAAGCTTCAAATGAAAAGTTCTCAATGCCCCACGCTTGTACAGCGCTATAAAGCTTACGGTTGCAGTCCTTAGTCTTTGGCTTCAGCAAAGCTCGTTTATGGTCAGCCAATCTACGTTCGATGTTGTTGGACTTGCCAATGTAGACTTTTCCATCTAGTACATTTTGTATACAATAAATTCCAATAGCCATGTGTAGCTCCTATAAAGAAGTTATACATGACTACGGATTGTTTGTCAAGGTAGTACCCGCCTCTTTCTTTTCCTTCTTTGGTTTCGGGAATAGTCTATCACGATACGCATTCAACAGATGAGCGCTGGTGTTCTGTATAGCGTATGCTTCAATCTCACTACCGGGATTGTCTTCACCAATGTATCTGAAGTATTCCTGCACCACATGGACAGCTTCATGTACCAACAATGTTGCAACATCGATACCGTCTGCTTCAGGTTTAACAGGAATACAAACGATGGTGACTCTGCTGCCCTTCGGAGTGGTGAAGTAGTGGGTGGTGGCTAAGGCATCTTGCATCAACCACCTGTCCCAATCTGCAATGGGTATGTTCAAAGACCTCAGTGTCTTGTAATACTCTTTCTCAGTGAAGCAAGCACATAGGTGATCACTCTCTATCAGCGTCCTGTTCAGCCACTTTATCATTGGATTGTTCCTCTGGTTGTTTCGGTTTATCCCTACCGAAGATGGCATCCCATCGGTTGCTCCACTCTTCATCAGCAATGGAGCGTGGTCGTTGTGT